GAAGAACTCATCAACATAGCAAAGAAATATAAACTTGAGACGAAACCCGATGGTGTAGATGATGAACCTGAATACCAAATTGATATTGTGGCAGATACTGGTGTCAATTTGGAAATCTGGGAAAAGTGTAAACCTATATACCTTAACAAACTGAAACCCATAATTGCGTCGACACCGTGGATTTCAGAAGATTTGAGAATTCATTATACATTTTTGAGAAGATACGCACCAGATGAACGAACTCATATACCACTACATCAAGATGACAACTATCTAACAATGACCTTCTTGTTATCCGACACTAAAAACTTTGAAGGTAGCGAATTATTTGTATTTGATTTAGAAGAGTCTAAGAAAATGGAGAAGTGGATGGATGAAGCAACTACTGAACAATCTAACACTTTCATCAATAAACATCCTGACCTTCCTATTATTGATTATAAGCAGGGTGATTTAGCTGTATATACTGGTGGTGAGAATTATCACGGAACTCTACCTATAACAGGGGGTGAACGATATATACTCACGTTTTTCTTTTCTTAAACTTCAACACCGTCTCTACTATTTTTTCCTTCTTCTCCTGCATCTTCTCTTTTCTGTATGTCATCACGATCCACAACACAACAATTATAAGGGCGATGGGGAGTGCAATTTGGTTTAGTTTATTTACCATTTTATTTTGTACAAATATTATTTTCTCAGGCGATTGTAAAAACCATGGGAGGTGGTGGTAGTCAGACCATCGAACAAACGTTCAATATGGATGTCGTGAACAAAAGTATCATGAACACGATTACAAACAACCAACAGTCTCTGTCTGCTTCTATGAACAATATTCAGAAAGTGCTGGTCAGAGTTAGAAATATGGGACCACAATGTGACATAACGCTAGGTCAAAAGATTGACGCGACATCTCAATCGAGTGCGGTGATGAGTCCCACAACAATCAACGAAGCTAAAACTGCCGTAGAAAATGACCTAGCTGCATCCGCGGCTGCGGCGATGGAAAAGGTTACCGAGGCGGGTAATCTGCAGTTTGGTGATGAACAGAATCTGGATCAAGAAGTGAATATGGCGATTGAAAATATCGTCGAAAACACATTCGAAACAAACAACTTGACTGAAGTCATTTCCGAAATGATCAATTTACAAGAAGGTGATATTGAAATTGTGAACTGTAACGGTAAATTAGATTTTCAGCAAGATGTTGTGGCTAGTTTAATGGCTGAAGCTATTACAAAATCGCTCACGACAAACATCTCTAATAATGAAACCCTAAACTCACTTCACGCTGCGGTGAGTGGTGAACAGAAGACGGAGAACAAGGGTATTGCGGACATCGTTGATTCTGTCGGTGATGCCCTGGCTGGTCCCCTTAAATACGCCATCATCGCATGTGTCGTGTGTGTATGTGTCATTTGCCTAGCTCTTCTCGCATTCGCACTGTCCCCCGCTGGTCAGTCGTCGGCGACCAAATTTGCCAATGCTGGTGCCTCCCGTATGAAGGGTCACTAAAATCCATTTGTGATGATTCCATCAACACCATACCTATACATATATTCCAACTCCTTGTCCTCCTTATGTGTATACGTATATACCTTGATGTCCGCCACTCTACAGTACGTTATGAAGTCGTGGTCTAAGCATGTCCAATGAAGCACCACAGCGTCGAGACCCCTCGTTACCATGTCATATTCACTTGGATCAAACGTTGTCTCGAAGGTCGAACCCTTATTGAATCTCTGTGGTAAGTTGTACACAATTTTTCGATTGAAGCTACAAAATGTCACACGAGCAGTTGACTCTTCCTGATAAAAGATTTCAAGTCCCCTCACGACTGAAAGGTCATTTCCCTTGATGTCTATGAATACCAATGTGTCCCTAATTTCTGGAATTTCCTCGTACACATCCCTCAACGAACATACACCCATGTCCCTGAGTTTTTGTAGTGATAGCTCCCCCACAAAGTAGTCCCCTATGTACACGTCGTGATATAAAACCAACTCACCAGTTCCACACAATTGTACATCAATCTCGACACCATCGTATTCTCGGTGTACCGCTTCACGAATGGCCTCGATGCTGTTGTCCCTATGTGTGAGTGAGTATCCCCTATGAGCTATGCACTTCATCCTAGTTTAAAGAAATATTAATCCTTTATACCAATGATTCTGAGTATCGATGTTGGTATAAAGAATCTTGCGATGTGTCTCCTGGATGAGAAGGCTGGTAACTTGGTGAGGGAGTGGGATGTCGATGGTGTGCCACCCCAACACGCTGATGGTATCTACGTCTCCATGAGAGACCATCTCGACGCGAGGCCTTGGGTACTCACAGCTGACACGATTCTCATCGAAAAGCAGCCCGACCGTAACAAGAAGATGGTTTCCGTGATGCACTTCCTCTACGCCTACTTCATCATTAGGTGTCCAAAGGCTGAGACTATCCTTTACGATGCTCGTCACAAGATTCCAGATGTCGCGGGTCCGGGGAAGGCACAGTACAACAAGAGGAAGAAGGTCTCAATCGAGAGATGTGAAGCCTTTATCCGTGATGGTACTACTAATGCACACTGGCTCGACAACTTTCTCAAATCCAAGAAAAAGGACGACTTGGCGGACACTGTGATGCAGGCACTCTCCTTTGTCAACAGGGTTGAGGTTCTACCAGCCTCAAAAAAGAAGAAGACTACGAAGTTGGTGGCTCGCAAACCCAACGAGAATCAAAAGATGACAAAGTATTCAAAGTCGAACCTGGCGTGGATTTATCTGAACAAACCTGAGTGTGAATGCCTCGAAAACAATAAGAGATTCATGAAGGATTTGAAGAGGTACTATCGAGACCTAAGTGAACTGATTAAGGAACTAAAGTAGAAAAATGTCTCTCTCCATCCGTATGTCCGCCGTGAACAAACCCCACATCGACAAGGTTATCAAGAGTAACAAGCGTCTCAAGTCTGCCTTTCACACGAGGAAGCCTAACAGGAACACCCATCGCGTGGCTCTCGATGAACTGGACACCTTCTTGGAACTTGTGGATGAAGCCATGGATGCTATGAATGAGACGAGGATTGAACTTGAAAAGACCCAAGAAAAGCTTTATGAGTTGTACGATTTTTGTGGAGAGGTACCACTTGATGAGAGTTGTGATTATTAAAGATTTGAACGGATAGATATGTATAATGCAAAAGGTTCTCGACCATGGATTCGTCAGACTCGTGGATCACATGCCTCAAAAAGATTTGGATTCGTCCATCGTCCAATCAGCTCGAGTCTCCTACGGCGACGGTACAAAAACCTCTCGTGGAGACCGTGGTCTCATTCGTTATCTCCTACGCCACTGGCACACAACCCCTTTTGAAATGGTCGACTTCAAATTTCACATCAAAATGCCCATCTACATTGCCCGACAACACCTTCGGCACCGCACCGCCAGTGTGAATGAACTCTCTGCTCGGTACTCGGTGGTTCCCAAGGAGTACTACGAACCTGATACGTATCGTGGTCAGTCCCAGGTGAATCACCAAGGGTCGGAGGGTGTGGTGGAACTCAAGGGTGACCTAGACAACAAAGTGGCTCAGCAACTGAGTCACTCATTCGATGTCTATGAGGAACTCTTGGAGAATGGTGCCTGTCGTGAGCAGGCTCGCGGTACCCTCCCTCAGTCGACCTATACCGAATTTTACTGGAAAATTAACCTCCACAACCTCCTCCACTACCTCCACCTCCGTATGGATGCCCACGCTCAGAAGGAGATTCGGGACTATGCCACAGCCATCTTTGACTTGGTGAAGCCCCTTGTCCCCATCACGATGGAGGCGTTCATGGATTTCAGGGTCAACGCGATGCAGCTCACGGGACCCGAGATTGAGGCATTAGCCACTGGGAAAGAGATTGAGTCCCCTGGTGAGCGCCGTGAGTTTCAGGAAAAGTTGAAACGCTTAAAAATAAAATCCCCAGAATGAGTACCTTACAAGATGAACAAAATGTGCGCTATCAACCCAAACCCGACCCTGTGTCTATTCGAAGTGTCCCGACGTCCCGTGCTTGCCCGTAAACTGGGGTATGTTCAGGTGATTGAACACCCCAGGAAGAAAGAAACACCAGCACTTGACTATAAAGACACGGCAGCCGCGAAGATGGAAGAGGAACGTCAGCCCAGGCGTGTCGCCAGATTGAAGAAACTTAAAAAATTAAATGTCGATACAAAGTAAATGCTTGCCATTACAAATACAATGACCGTATTCGCCGCCGAGAAGAAGAACAAGGGATTCAAGAGGTTGAGTAAGAAGATTCAGAAGGAGCGTGACACTGACGTGGAAAAGATCAAAGAGAAGTTCTCTGATATTTTCCGTGATGAGCAGAGTCGTCTGAAGGGGTACTTTGAGGAGCATAACAGGCTAATCAAGAAGGACGATAAGCCCAAGAAGAGTGGTAAGAAGTCTATTGATTTTTACGAAAAGTAAGCCATAGGGTACAAAAAACAAAAAACGTTGCCAAAGGTGGATTATCCCCAAATCTCTCAGCCAATAGAGCGCACACCACGCTGTATTGGACGAGCTTAATTTCTTGTTGCGTTTTGACCATCGAACGTTTCATAGACCCCCTAGATTTCTGAAGACCCGTGACAGCGGTGTTAATTTTACCAATGGTTCCAGGTATCTCTGTCGTCTTCATGAATATGTCTCCAACATCTACAGACTCTATGATTTGTTGTTGGATGAGGGGTTCCAGATAGGTGAAATAGTTGAAATCTGGATCCAGTTTGAGACAAATACCTTCGATTGTGGAGAAGGCTTTGGCCAGGTACACAAAACTACTTGGAACGACGAATGGTTTTTCAACAGCGAGTTGTGCGGCGAGATCATCATTCACGATTCCAGAACCATCTAGGGTTTCTAGGTATCCCAATATAGTTTCAAAAAAGAGTTCAATATCTGAAACATCTGATGAAGTTGGAACAATAACACCCAATTTCACAAGGGTATCGACTATACCCGCAGTATCCCTCATGATTATGGAACCAAAAAGTTTTGTGAACCCATCTCGGAGTTCTTCAGAGAGTGGTACAAGTAGACCAAAATCATAAAATACAAGCTTCCCATTGGGTGAAAATCCCAAGTTACCAGGGTGTGGGTCAGCGTGGAAGAGGCCATTATCCATAGTTTGAATAACATATGAGTTAATGAGAGCTTCACATATCTTCTTCTTGTTCACCCTCTTGTCTGTAATCTCCGTCAACTTGGTGGAGGGTACATATTCCATGACAATCATCTCATCGTTGGAATATTTTTTATAGACTCTCGGAACTTTTACCCAATCAACATCCTTCATACTTTTTCGAAACTTTATGGCATTATCAATCTCCTGTCTGTAGTCAGCTTCTCCTAGAAGGTACTCGATAGACTCATCTAAGACTGAACCTGAACTATTCCCAGTGTCGATACCAACTCGTTCTAGAAAGTGTACAATGTCTCGTATGGTATCGGTATCCTCTTTCATAATACCCAGGATTCCTGGGCGTTTTAATTTTACAACAACTTTTTGACCGTTTTGGAGTACAGCCATATGGACCTGACCGATACTCGCGGATTTAAATGGTACAGGGTCAAATTCTCTGAAAATATCGTAATCTACAATGGTATCAAATTCCACGGGAGGGACGTCATCTTGTAATGATTCCAACTCTTTTGTAAATTCTGGTGGATAGAGATCCCCTCTCGTCGAAGCGATTTGACCTAATTTTACAAATGTTGGACCAAGTTCAAGGAGTTCCCCTTTTGTCCATTGACCAAGTTCTGATTTATTTTGTACAGTGGCGTTCTTCCATAGAAACTTACCAGCAAACTTCCAGGTCTGCAGCTTCCGATTACTAGGAATTCTGACAGGTGAATGTTTTGCCACGCATAGCATAATATAGGATTAGAAGTTTTTTCTTTATCTAAGATATATGACCAAACCCATCGCAAACGCTTTTGGACCCCTGACTGGCCCCGCGGAACTTTTAATCAAGTCTCAACCAGTCCTCTTTTCTCTCATCATCCTGTACCAGGGTCTCTTCTCGGGTAACGCTGTTGTCATCCCAGAGCGTCTCAAGGTGTTGTTCAATAACAATGTGTTCCGATTCATGTCCCTGATGCTCATCGCCTTCAGTGCGACTCAGGACTTCGAGTATGCCCTCCTCTCCACCCTCATTTTCGTGACTGTTCTCTACGCCCTCAAGACCCCCGAGGAGCGAAAAAAAACTGGTCTCGTATAATAGATGTGGCAGACGTTCATAATCATATATATCTCCTACTTGATACTGGGACCACACTGGGTCGCCAAACTTCTCGGTGGTAAAAAACTCGACATCGTCAGCAGCCCTGGTCAATTTCTCAGGCGTTCGATATTCATCTCGTATGTCGCGTTGTTATTCACTGCGTGGTTTTTGTACAAGCCCTCGATGACATCCTTCGTTGGTGCTTTACTCATGACTGTCGCCGCAGCCATAGGGTTCTATATCAAGTATGGGACTGAACCAATCCCAATGCACCTCCTTCTCATTGGCTTCATCGTGTACAGGGGTCGTGAGTACATGTCCCCAGAACTTTGGCTCACGATGGGTCTTGTCCTTTTTTACACGCTCACACATGAAAAAATATATATCGGCTAAAAGTAGAATGAAGATTCATATCATCGGTGCGGGACCCACGGGTATGTCCCTGGCGTGGGAAATTCTAAAGTCAGGAGACCACGACGTGACACTCTACGATAGAAAACTCTCAGCAGGTGGGTCGTGGTGGGAACCTGAGGTGGAGGTTCGTGACCTTCACGCCCATCGTCTTGTCTTTGACCGCGCGTTCGTCAACTTTCGTTCCCTCCTCGCAGAGATGAATATTGACTGGAACGACATCTTTGTCCCAGTTGATAAATCGGAGTACATAGATTTTGCTTTCCGTTCACTGAGTCTCAAGGATTACGGTGCGTTGGTATCCCTGGTGGCTCGTGTCTATGCACAGTCAAACAAGTACAAGGGTGTCTCCCTCAAGGAGGCTCTCGGAACCCTGAGTGAGAAGGGTCAGGCACTTATCGAACACCTCCCCCTCGTCGTTGATGGGGTGACGTGGGATGTCATGTCCGCCTACGAATTCGTGAAGAGTTTCGACCATACACTCATGTCCCGTGCCTACACCCAACGTGTGTCAGGTAAGGTAATGTGTGATGCCATGGAGGAAGCTCTCATTGCGGCGGGTACGAACTTTGTTTTCGGGAAGGAACTGTTGGAGATTGAGTACCTAGAGGATGGGTACAAGGCGACACTTAGTGGTGAGACCCAATTGGATGATGGACTCCTGTTCTTGTGTCTCGACAACAGCCCAGCTCTCAAGTTCTTGGGAGACAATTGGGGACCCGACGCAGACAAGAAAGTTCGTGAGAGTACCTATGGTGCTATAAACATCCTCCTCGACTATGAGACCCCAGTGACTCTCGGTTCAGATGTGGAGATTGCTGCCATCACCAAGTGGAATCTTCAACCAAAGGTTCTCTCTGATGGTAAAACGGTTTCGTGTGTCATCTGCGACCTCAATGAGGAAGTTCTCTCGAAGAACCCCGATGAACTCAAGTTGGGTGTTTTGGAGCAGTTAGGTCTCGAACAACCCACAACTATGCGCATCGGTTGGGGTGCTACATGGGAAGATGACAAGTGGGTCTTCTCCCAATCTTCGGGGGTTCTCAGTCTCCATGGACAACTCCCCTTCTTTGGTAAGTGTCCGCACGTCGCCATGTGTGGCATGATGTCCCCCCGTGAAACACCCTACTCAAGTCTTGAGGCGGCGACGGAGGTGTCCAGACACCTGAGTCACCAAGTGTTTGGAACGAGGGAACCTCTCCGTTCCATTGACCTCAGTCAAATCATACTTTTCCTCGTCGTGCTACTTATAGTTTTAGTGTTAGTGTATCGTAACAGAAATCAATGAAGTTTAAAGCCACTATACACGAACCCATGTACGATTACAATGATAAGAAGTACATACGCTTGGTGATTCCCCAAAAAGTTTCGGATATCATCGAACGTATGCACACCTCGAGAATCCATCTCCTCGTCAATCAAAATGTGGATACCCCCCTTGAAGGTAGGGTTCTCACAGTAAAAGTGCCATTCCGTTATAGGAGGGTGATGTGCGAAGTCAAAGGACGACCTGTACAGTCTCTCATAAGGGGTGACGTAGTAGATGTTGACGTGGATTTCAAGGGTGTCTGGAATGTGGGTAATTACTCGGGCTTCTCCTGGATACTCTCGAGTTCCTCCGCGGCCTGATTAGGATCGCTGGGAAGGTCGATGGTCTTAAGACCACCCCTCTGGAAACCACGGAAAGTCTGGAGCATACCCTGGAGACGGAAAATCTCCTGGGTCATCTGCTCAATGTTCATCTCGAGCTTCTTGATGTTCTCTTCAACGTCGACGGTAGGCATCTTTGTACTCATTTAAAGTTTGTCCTCTTTAAATCAGTATAGTATGACCGTTCTCACCAGGACTGGATGTTTGGTGAGTGAGGGTCCAATTCAAGAAATTAAAAAGGAACTTACGGTAAGAGCCCAAGTCAATGGGGACTTTGGATTTCCTCCACCGCCTTTCAAAGTTTTTAGACCAACAAAGAATGGAATCTGTGTTCCCAGATTCTACGGAAGTGCTAAGCTTGGAGAGCCTAAAGAAGATAGACGCCCCGAACCTGCACGTATCAAAGCCAAATTTGCTGGACAGCTCAGAGACACCACCCACCAAAATGAAGCACTCGCAGCAGCCATTAAAGCAGGTCATGGCATCTTGTCTCTACCATGTGGCTATGGGAAGACGACGGTATCCCTGGCTATAGCTTGTAAATTGGGGTACAGAACGATGATTGTTGTACACAAACAGTTCCTGGCAGACCAGTGGAGGGAGCGTATCCAACAGTTTTGTCCAGGAGCCTCTATAGGTGTGGTTCAACAGAATAAAAAGGAGGTGGAGTGTGACTTTGTCATCGCAATGCTCCAATCACTCTCCCTCAAGGAATACTCCTTCACAGATTTTGAGCGTATCGGGACACTCATTGTAGATGAAGCGCATCACATATGTGCAAAGGTATTCAGTCAGTCCCTTTTTAAACTGTGCCCTCGACACATATTCGGTCTCTCAGCAACCCCAGAAAGGAAGGATGGGCTCACCAAAGTACTTCACTGGTTCATGGGACCCACGTTCTTCGCAGTTGAGAGAAAGAATCAGGCACAGGTTGAAGTGTTCACCATACCCTTTGACTCCCCAAACTATAGGAATCCACCACCCTCTATGAGAAATGGAAAGATATCTATGCCCAACATGATCACCGAGCTTGTTGAGGACCGCCAAAGAAACAAAATGTTAGTGGAATTGGTGAAGAAGGCATCAGCAGGTACAAGACAGCTTCTCGTTTTGAGTGACCGCAGACAACATTGTGAGCTACTACATCAGTGCTTTCCCAAAACTTCAGGACTCTACATGGGTGGTATGAAGGAGGCTGCTCTCCAGGAATCCTCTAAAAAGAAAATCATCTTTGCGACGTTCAGTCAAGCCCACGAAGGCTTGGACATCCCAACCCTTGACACAGTCATATTGGCATCACCAAAGTCTGACATCACCCAAAGTATCGGGCGTATCATGAGAGAGACCAAGGGAAAAAAGAACGACCCGCACATCTATGATATCCATGACCCATGGTCAGTATTTACAGCCATGTACTACAAGCGTATGAAGGTTTATCGTCAAGGTGGTTTCAAGATTCATGGTAAAGTGGTGGAGGAGAAACGTGACTTCCCTCAGGGAAAGTGCCTGTTTTTATAATCTGAATAACTATTAAATGTCTGGTGCATTGATACAACTCGTTTCCAAGGGTGTTCAAGACGTGTACTTGACGAGTGAAGAGGGACATTCCTTCTTTCGAATGAAGTTTACCCGCCATACAAACTTTTCTCAAGCCCCAAAGTTTATTAAAACGATAAACGAGAATGACACTTCGGTGACTATACCCGTTCTGGGTGATGTCATAAATGCTTTATGGCTTCAAGGTTCAGATAAAATGATGGACATGTTTTATAATTCCACGATTGATTTGTATATCGGGGGTCAAAAGGTTGACTCCCAACACTTTGACTACTATGCTGACATATGGCCAAATTATTTATCCGACACATACACTAAATCTAGGGAACTGAATAATAAAGCAAGCTCTACCAATTCGGGGTTCATTCCACTTCAGTTCTTTTTCTGTAATCACAAAGCGTTTTTACCTCTCGTCGCACTTCAAAATCATCAAGTCGAATTAAAAATACATTACGATGAATCGAGTCTAACTGGACTCACCGAAGATGAAAAGAAAGTTGAAATTTATGGAAACTATATCTTTCTCGATAAGGAAGAGAGGGAGAGTATTGTGAGGCGTTCTATGGATTTTGTCATAACACAGGTTCAACGCTTTGAACACCCACTTAATGTAGAAGATGGGTACAACACCGTAGACTTGTCTCAATTTAATCATCCTGTAAAGTCATTGTTTTTTGGTTTTCAGTCAAAAACAGACGCCTACGTTGATGACTATTTTACATTCTCCGGGGTGGACCTTCAAATAAATGGTACAGCTTTATTTGAAAATATGAAACCTATGTATTTTCACACGATTCAAAATTATTACAAGTCTGAATACGGTGCGACAGAATATGACATTTCAAGGAACATTCTATTTTATACGAGGTATTATGCATACCATTTCTGTATGAATGCATCGCAATATAACCCTTCAGGTTCATGCAACTTCAGTCGTCTAGACAATGCTAAACTTACGATTCGTGGTGCGAGTGTATCACCGGGTAGGGATGGGGACCCAATTTACCTGTACGCTGTCAACTACAATGTACTGCGCATTAAGGATGGTCTAGCGGGAGTATTATTCGGAAATTAAATTTACCACGAGGGAATTCTCGGGGTAGATTCAACATTTACGCCCTGATGGAATCAGAGACGGCTAAGATAAGAACGCCAACGATGAAAGCCATGATGACGTAATTCAATTCAGTTTCTTCGTGACCAATCTGAGGCTTCACCTCCTCGGTCTTGGGCTCAACAACAGGCTGCTTCGGCCTGCTGGGAGGCTCCAGCTCATCCAGCGGACAGTACGCTATCATTTATATAGTAATCAGAGATTAATTTCCGTCTTCTTCTTACGTCGGGTTCGCTTGGGTTTGGTCGAACCACTGACGTTTACCTCCTTGACCTCACCACCTGTGGACTCACCAGATACAGAGATGATATCCGAAAGGTCGTCATCATCGTCAGCGGCATCCATCGCTTGGGGAGGTGTGGTGTTCATGGGTGGGGGTGGGGGCATCATGATACCACCCATGAGACTCGAGATGTCTACCCCAGGCCCCTTCATCTCATACTGACCCGCACCTGTTCCACCGATAGGTCCCTCAGTTGGGGGTCCAGTTGGGGAACGAGTCGTGTTCTGTACAGCCGCCATCATGTTCTTGACGAGGTCTGGGTTCTGCTTCATGACATCATTCATATTGGGCATGACCGACTTGAACATGCTATTGGTCAGGTGGAACATCATCGCCGAACCACCCAACATCATGATGAGCTTCACCTCTGGGGCGACGCTGACCTTCGAGCGGTACTTGACGTACAACTCCTCAAAGACACCATCATAGTCGTCCACATTCTCCATGACCGACTCGGACCAACCCTCAAGCTGAATCTCGAAGGGGTTGTAGCGCTTGTTAAGGAACTCCAGACCAGTCACACATGCTACGAGCATGCGTCTCGAGAACCGAATCGACTGCTCGACATCGATGCTGTAGGTGATGCGCTTCACCTCCGAACGGAGGTCTTCGACGTTAGAATAGGCGTTGAGTCTCTTGTTGACCGCAAAGCCCTTCTTTTCCAAGCGTGTGAGTTTGTTGAGAAGGTCGGACTTCTCTTCGTCAACGGAGCTGTACCCCTTAGAGGGTTGTTCTGTCTGAGTGGGACCTGGCTCGTCGTCGTCATAGAAGGTGGGTTCCTCATCACCGTAATCAATCTCTTCATCCTGGGTGGGTTGCACAGGTTCAGACTGTTTATTGGGATTCACAAAAGCATCCATCGCCTCCTGCTGCGCAGATGGAGGAGGTTTAAATGTGGGTCGTGTGGGACGCGGAACGGGTTTGGAACGGGGTACAGAAATTTCAATCTCATCCATCAGTGCCTGTTCGTCTGCATCCAGCTTCATCACCTGTGTACGTCCACGGTCGAGTACGATTTCTTCGTCCATCTACTCTCTATATGGAAACTAAAAAAATACCTTTAACGCACTTTAAAAAAATATAAACCTATAGTAAATGTTCAAGTTCAACAAAGCGGACCGCAACGCTCTCATGTCCATTACTATTTTGTTCGCCATCATCTGTGTGTTGGCTATGTTCCAGCCCCCAGCCAGTAAGTACCAGCCCAGGCCAATCAAGATTAAGGCTGTCTCCGAGGCGTCCATCTTCGACCTCGAGAACAAGGTTGATTGCACCCCCGGTTACAAGGATGGAAGCCCTTACACCAAGAGCCTGACCCCCGGTGGTCTTTGTGGTGCCCAAAAGCTCGTGTCCGATACGGCGGGCTACGAGATTGAGGATGGAATCGGTGGATCTTTAATCTGAGCTAATAGAAATGGCTCTCATCACTTCGCCGACGGAAACTATCCCCGATCTCAACTACGAATATCACACCATCACAGTTGATACGATTGGGCAAGACAGTGCCAACACGTTCACGTGTTATCTCAATCAACCCGTAAAGAATGTTGTTCAGGCGAGACTTCTCGCTGCGCGCATCAACACTACAGCGAATACCGAACACTGTTACGTATCCATCGAACAATTGGACTCTATCTTTACAGACCGCGCCTCCAATGTGTATGATGGTCAGGCGTCCATGAGTCTTCTCAGAGGGTCGTTTGCTAGTCTCATCAAGGATGAGGCCACCACCGTTACTTTTAAGGATAACTATCCAGTGGTGACTCAATATATCGACCCCATTCGTCGTATCGACCGTCTCAACGTAACCATTCGTGATCAAGATGGTCAAACTATTGAGAAAGCGGGTGATAATGATAAAAACTTTCTCGTCATTCGTTTCGTGTGTAGAAAACCTAATTTGTAATTTTCTCCCTTTAAAGTAGTATTACCATGTCTGCAGGCATTGTTCAATTGATTGCGATAGGCGCCCAGGATGAATATATCGTGGGTGACCCTGAAATTTCGTTCTTCAGTTCAACATTCAAAAGGCATGCTAATTTTTCACAATCCATCGAAAAGCAAACAATCCATGGAGCGGTGAAAAACAATTCAATGTCCAGCGTTCAATTTGAACGTTCTGGAG